TAGTGACGTAGTAACGGTACCAGTTATTGCTTGCGGTGGCATTCGTAACAGTGGTGATATTGCCAAGGCACTAGCAGTTGGAGCCAGTTCGGTTATTTTAGGGTCACTGTTGGCAGGTACCAAAGAAGCGCCTGGTGCAATTATAGAGAAGTCAAACGGTCTGTATAAACGATACCGTGGAGCGGCATCTTTGGAAACAAAAACGGTACACGGGCAAGCACCTAGAAATGTTGAAGGTGAATCAACCGTTGTACCATTTAAAGGTTCTGTCAATTTCACAATTGAAAGATTACTTGATGGGCTACGTTCAGCTCTGTCTTATGCTGGAGCAAATAACCTTCAAGAGTTTCATCCAGAATATGTGGTGGTCACCAATGCTGGTGCACGGGAGGGTCAACCACATCTACTAACGTGAGAATATTATGATGAAAAAACTAATTTTTATAAGTGTTTTGGCATTAGCCGTATTTATCACCGATAAATTACCCAACGTCACAGTAAAAAAGATTCCAATGTCCCAACCAACGCAGGTTGAATTATTCATGAAACGAGTGGCATACATTGAAAGTGGTGGAAATCATAAAATTACAAATGAATTTGGTATGATGGGTAAGTATCAATTTAGTCCAGGTACAGTAAAAGCGTTGGGATTTAATACATCACAAAAGCAATTTTTACGAGATTCCAAGTTACAGGATAGTGTTATGTTAGCTTACATGAAAGCAAATCACCGAGAACTTGCCCCGTTGATTAGAAAATATAATGGTAAGGTCGTAAACGGTGTGAAAATAACACGAGCTGGAATTTTAGCCGGTGCACATTTTGCAGGTAGTGGTGGGGTACGTGCTTTCTTAACGGGTCGAGGTGCAAATATTGCTGATGCACGAGGAACAACCATTACAAAATATATGAGTTATTTCAGTAACTTCAACTTACCGCAGATATGATGATATTGACAGTATTTTTAGCAGTCTTATGTTTGATACTTTCTTATGTAGTGTGGAACTTAACAAAAAAGATTTCGGTGTACGAAGAGAGTATAGAAGAATTCTATTCAGCATTAACCGTAACGTTAGCAAACATGCGGTTAATAGATTCAAGGCAAATGTTTGAAACCGATGACGAGGTTGGGACTGTATTTCAACAGTTAGTTGATATACTTTCCAACCTTCGTCCTATTTTATATGGGGTAGATGTAGATGAAAACAAAGAAAACTGATTTGGAAATTCGTAGAGCTAAATTAGGTAAGATGTATTTTACCGATGAAACTGAAAAGGCAATTGTGAAGTTTAATAAAATGGATGATTTGGAGGAAAGAGAAATTATCTTTCGTGAAAAAATTCATCCAGCAATAGATAAACTTGCCGAAAATGTTATCAATAGATTTAAATTTCCCTATATAGATGGAAATTTCGAAGACATAAAAAATCAAGTGGTATCGTTCTTAGTGTTAAACCTACACAAATATACGGAGAACAAAGGAAAGGCATTTTCGTATTTTTCGGTGGTGGCAAAAAACTATCTAGTGTTACATAATAATAACTCGTACCGGGATGAATTGCGGTCAACGCATATAGTTGACCCGTCCAGTGACGAGTCTTTCTTATTAGAAGAGGTGCTCACTACAAAACCAGAGGTAGAATCATCTCAAAGGGATACTAGTGATTTTATGGAGTTATTGATTCAATATTGGGATTTTAATTTGGACCGCATTTTTAAGAAAAAACGTGATAAGGAAATTGCAAATGCGGTTGTTGAATTGATGAAACGGGCAAATACTATTGAAAATTTTAATAAAAAAGCCTTATACGTGCTGATACGTGAGATGACGGATAATAAAACAGTGCATATAACCAAAGTTATCAATAAAATGAAAGCACACGTACTACAGCAAATGAAAGAATATCGTAGGTCAGGACATTTATCCGATCCATCCATGTTTTTCGTCTGTAATCAATAAAAATAACTATTTATAAATCAGACACTTTAAGGTAAATTATATGTCCTTAGACACAGAACTTTTCGATGGAAAAACATTATCAGACTTGTTTTCAGACATCTATAAAAATACAGATAAAAAGCGACAACAAATAGACCAACTCGTATTAAGTATGTTAAAATTAATACGAACGCCTGAAGACGCTGCCGTGCTGGGCCCAGTGGTTAAAGATTTTCTAGAGGTCAATGTTAAAAACGATGAACATTTAGTTAGACTGGCTCAAATTGCACAAAGAATAGTCTCAGTTGGAACGAAAAGTAATTCTGCAGGCGATATGTTGAGTGAAGAAGAAAAATTGCAATTATTAAATAATATAAAAACTGATTTTGAAACGGTTATTAATGAACAATATGAACTAGAACAGTCCATTCAACAACTGAACAAATAATATGGCATCTGGGAATAGATACGTTACTAGAACAAAACCTTCGGGTTTATTAGCAACATCAACAACAAGTGATTCTGCAAAATCAGTAACTAAATCCTATTACGAAGCAATTGTGGTGGATGTGATTGTTGATCATTTCCACCCACAATACTCCGCAGATGGTTATAATGTCGGTATGATAAAGGTACGAATTTTTTCTGTACATGATGGTAGAGATGACGAGTTGTTGGATTGGGCAGAACCAATGGATACAACTATACAAGAATTACCATTACTTGGAGAGTTTGTTGTATTGCATAAGTTTTTAGGTAACTTTTTCTATATGAGAAAGGTTAATATTGCACATAGACTGCAAGAAAATTCAATGTTAAAATTGAATGACGCATTAAATAATCGTTCTAAAAAATTAAGTTCACCCACTACGTCCGGTAATGGTGAAATTGAGTCAGAACCGCATCAATTTGGTGAATACTACAAACCTGATAGTAGAGTACGTCCTTTGAAGCACTTTGAAGGAGATGTATTATTTCAAGGTCGAATGGGACACTCTATACGGTTTGGTTCAAGTCAAATAGATCCAAGTAGTAAAGGAATGGCTCCTAATTTGATACTAAGAACTGGACAAGCAAAGGACGTTGAAACTGACGCATGTACAAGCGACAAAATCTTCGGATTAATTTTGGAGGATGTGAATAAAGATGCATCATCTATATGGATGACATCAGACCAAGTAATTCCATACGAACCCACTACAATAAATGTAGGTTCATTTTATAGATCTATAAAAAACCCACCACAGCAGTATGATGGTGCGTCAATTATATTAAACTCCGACCGGATTGTATTGGGTGCAAAGAAAACGCACATCATGATGTTTGCCCAAGAAGAAATTTACTTGAACAGTTTTAAAAATACGGCAGTAGATACCGACAGTAGTATCATATTAACTGCAAATATTGATATACGAAATTTGGCAAGCAGAAACATTGACAATATTGCAGACAATGATTATACGATATCTGTGGGTAATAACGTGTCGATTATTGCAGAAAACGCCATATCCTTTGTAGCAGATAAATTATATTTTGGTAGTGTAACGGGTGATGCTGAACCTATGGTCGGTGGAACAAGTTTATCGAAGTGGTTGGCGAGACTCATCGTAACCTTGATGGGAACGCCTTCAGCAGTACTTCCATGGGTAGATGCAACTACTACCATAGTCCCTCTCCCAGTCCCGGGCCCGGCTACTGCAGCACATGTAATCACGCCCGTTGGGCCGGGATTATTAAATCCAGATATTATGGCGGGACTGATTAGGTTATATGGAGAGTTAGTACTGCCAAATCCTGGTCAATCTATTCCAACCGCATTTTCGGGTGCTCCGTTTAACAGTGGAGATGGATTTGTTAAGTTAGGAAATGAAGTGCCTGAGATAGTAGAAAATAACTTTAAAACGGGTAAACCGACAGTTATTGAAAACAACACATGGACATTAACTGATAACTACTATAGGACCGTATAATATGTCAGATGCAATATCCAATGCAATTAATGTAACAAAAAAGGCTGCCACTGGAGCAGCATCATCTGCGGCAAATGCTGCAGCCTCCTCTGCAGCTTCTGCGGCCACAGCAGTAATACCACCTGCTGCAGGTGCGGCTGCAGAAAAGTTAAAAAAACTACCAAGAACGAAAGACCCTGAATTATTAAAGCAACAAGCAAAAGCAGAAGCACAAAAGTTAGTCGGAGAGCAACAAACTAAGTTGGAGCAAGAAAAGGATAAAAAAATAGAAGAACTAAAAGATAAAGCGGCATTTCTTGGGCCATTACTTGCAGCAGGTTTGGCATTATATCTAAAACCTCCTATTTTAGATCCAAAAGTATTAGCAACAATTGTTTTTTTAAGAGCACAAAAAGAGTTACGAGAATTGAAACAGAAAGTAAGTAAGCAAAATTTAAAAAAAGCAAAAGAAAATTTTACATTTCCGATGAAACCACCGACATCGTTGACGGCACTTCCAAGTATTCCAAAGCCACCAACGATACCAAAATTACCAACACTCCCGTTATCACTACCAACGGTAAAAGAATAACCCTCACATACAGGACATTTATATGGACAGGCAATTATTAAAAGCATATATACGAACTATAGTTGAAGAAGAGGTGAAGCGTGTATTACCAGAACTTCTTGCTGAAGCAGTTGTTGAAATAAAACAACTTTCTGAGAATAAAACGCAACCACCCCAGAAAAAACCTACCTTGGACCGAGGTAGATTATCTGAACTCATGGGTCTTACATATGATGGAGAGACGTTACGTGCAACTACAAACAATATGGCGGTACCGTTACCAGAAAATGCACCAAGAGATGTTGATCCAGAAGTAGTGAAGGCGGTTACTAAAGATTATTCACAGTTAATGAAGAAACTAAAACTCACTTGAGATGATATATGGCGCAGGGCATAGGAATTACTCTACCCCTTAAATTGGGAAATACTGGATATTTTGAACAATCGTTCGATACGTTAACACAAGTTAAGTCAAATTTTATAAATCTGATACTTACTAGAAAGGGGGAACGAGTTCATCAACCCGAATTTGGTTGTGGTATCCATGATTACTTATTTGAGCAACTTACCGCTGAAAATATTGAAGGGGCACGACTGTCGGTGGTTGACGCAGTAGAACGATGGATGCCGTTCTTAGAACTGGTACAATTTGAGTTAAATTCTGCACCTATTGACATCGATAACAATAGACTACAATTATACGTGGGATATAGGCTCAGAAGAAATCCGAATATTAGAGATACAATAATTTTGACGTTTTAGGAGATAATTAATGGCAGTAAACCAATCTATAACTAAAAAATTTACACCAAATTTTAAAGATGTAAATTATTTATCAAAAAATTTCTCCGAATTCCGTCAAAATTTGATTGAATTTGCTAGAACGTACTATCCAAACACGTATACGGATTTTAATGAAGCGTCACCTGGCATGATGTTTATGGAAATGGCAGCATATATCGGTGATGTAATGTCATTTTACATAGACAATCAATATAAAGAAAATTTACTACTGTTCGCCAAAGAAAGGCAAAATGTTGTAGCAATATCCCAAGCACTTGGATACAAACCAAAATTAACTGCAACTTCTACGGTGGAAGCGACCATATATCAGATGGTTCCAGCACTCGGCGCATTAAACAATTACGAACCGGATAAACGATTTTTTTTGAGAGTACTGACAAACTCTAAATTTTCTACAGACGTTCCTCCGATACAATCATTTAGGTCAATTCAAGATGTAGATTTTGCAGACGCGTCGGGTAGAACAATTAGAATTCTTTCCAGAGATATCAATAATGCACCTACAATGTATGTGGTATCTAAAAAAATAAAATTAGTGTCGGCAGATTTAAAAACAGTCACATTTACTTTTGGCTCTGCACAAAAATTTACGAGAGTAGAAATACCAGATTCGAATGTCGTTTCAATTGTTGGTGTAGTTGATAGTGAAAACAATCCTTGGTATGAGGTTGATTATCTCGGTCAAGATTTAATTCTAGAAGAAAAAAATATTTCTACACGTACGCCTGATGGATTTTTTGCAGAAGATACACTGGAAATAAACTCACTACCTCCTGCAAAATTGGCAGTGTTGCGTAGAAAACCTAGAAGATTTACTACTCGTGTAAATTCAAATTTAAAAATGGAATTATGGTTTGGGTCTGGAACTAATAACTTAGATGATGAACTAGTAACACTTAACTCCGGACAAATTGCAAATACAAAATATAATCAAGGAATTGCAAACGTAAGTTTAGACCCTTCAGATTTCTTACAGAGTGATAGTTTTGGATTGGCTCCGGCAAATACCACATTAACAGTGACGTATTTAGTTGGTGGTGGAATTGAATCAAATGTGGCATCAAATACCATAAATAAGGTAGATTTTCCATTAATTGCAAATTTGGGGTCCGATTACACTGCAGCAGAACAAAATTTATTTGCTGAAGTGGTGGCTAGTTTAGCAATAAAAAACGAAGAACCTGCTAGGGGTGGCGGTAATATAGAAACTGTTGAAGAAATTCGACAAAATGCCTTAGCATTTTTTAATGCACAAAACAGAGTAGTTACTGATAAAGATTACGTGGTTCGTTCGTTGGCAATGCCATCCAAATTTGGACAAATATCAAAAGTATTTGTTGTCAGAGACGAACAAATTAGCGAAATAGAATCTCAAAATCCAGAAACGTTGCTAGTAAATAATGACGCAAATCCGTTTAATAATAGAACGTATGTATACGATCCAGTTGCTCCAAATTCAATCAATTTGTACGTATTGGGATATAATGCCGAACGGCGTTTAGCACCACTTAACGCATTAGTTAAGAAAAATTTGGCAAAATATTTAGAACAATATCGTATGTTGACAGACGATGTAAATATTATTGATGCATTTGTGGTTAATATTGCAGTGGAATTTCGTATCATCGTGTACAGAAATTATAATATGAATGATGTAATTGCCCGATGTATCGATGCAATTAAACAATTTTTCAATATAGACAAGTGGCAAATTAATCAACCAATTATTATGAATGATTTACGATTAACAATTGGGTCAGTGGAAGGAGTACAAACGGTCACCGACGTTATTGTTACCAACAAATATAAATTCAAAGATGGAAGAGATTATTTCGAATATCGATATCCTATCGATGAGGCAATTGAAGATGACATTATCTATCCATCGCTTGACCCGTGTATATTTGAAATACGATATCCAGAAACCGATATTGTGGGCTACGCTAGACAATAGATGAGATAATATATGAGAACGTTTTTATCACCCACACAAGATACCACAATATATCAACGATACCCGACCATTAATACCGGTTTGGATGAAATTTTAGAAATTGGTAAGTTAACTCGTACGCTTGACGGGGATGTTATGTATGCATCCTCATCAGTCCGTGCATTAATTAATTTTGATATACCATCTGCGCAGCAATATCCAAGTAATGCAAAATATTATTTACATTTTCGTATAGCAAATGCAAAAAATGTAAAACGTTATCAGCAATTAAACGTATATCCGATATCAAGTAGTTGGGTAGAGGGTAGTGGATATTTTTATCAAGATGTGAAAAATATGCAAGATGGTGCAACATGGAGTGAGTCTGACAGGTTGGTAAATTGGACAACATCTGGCAGTGATTTTGTATCTACTCCAAGTGCTTCATATGTAATGAAAAACGTGCCTATCGAAGATATTAAGATTGATGTTACAAGTATCATTGCGCCCGTTGTATCTGGTAGTACATCGTTGTGGAATGGATTACTAATAAAATACCCCACGGGGGATGAACTAGATCAGAACAATAAAGGAAATATTAAAGTATTTTCTGGAAATACTCACACCATCTTTGCACCTAAGCTAGAAATTGTGTGGTCGGACCAGCAATTCCAAACGGGAAGTTTGAAACCAATACGTAACAGTAACGTGTCGATAATACCACGCAACATCAAAGAGGCATACACCCGTGGCGAGATAGATAAGGTGTATTTGGTTACCAGAGATTTATATCCAGATAAAAAATACGACTCCGTACAACGATATCGTAATACATATTATTTACCGTCGCAATCATATTTCAGAATAACCGATGATGTCTCTGGTACAGTGTTGTATGATTTTGATCAATATTCTGCAATTAGTTGTGATGTGTCGGGTTCATATTTCGTACTGGATACATCCGCATTGGAAATAAATCGATATTACACCGTGGATATAAAAATTAAATCCGGTAGTTTAGTGTTCTTCCCAGAATTTAAATATACATTCAAGGTAGATGCCGATGAGTAATTTTTTAGATTCATTCCTACAAAAATTTTTGGTGACATTACCAAAAAATAATGATGACATCATTACAGTAACAACTCAAAATTTTTCTCAAGAAGGTGACATATTTACCGTAGATACACGGGTTATAAATCCTAGTGTAATACCGACTACACAATCACTGGCAGAATTACAACCTGAAATTTCCTATACCCATCCGTTTAAAATTGTAACTCCGTTGGATTATGACGGGTCAACCATTATAGTCAGTCCAAATATTGAAACGCAGCCAACTGCATCACAAGGATATTATGTTCCTATTTATTTTGAACGATATAATAGAGAAGTAATGGCTAACATAGATAGAGATTTTACTGAATTAACACTAGTTTTTATTAGCGGTGATGACACCGTGGAGATTGGTTAATATATGCCAAATCAAACTAATTTTCGAAGTGATATTACCACCAAGACAGATATACGATTTTTAGCGTCTAGAGTAGTAAATAATCCAAGTGAATTAATTCTATTCGAAGAAATACCTGCCAGTTTTGGGTATGACAATAATGATAACGTAGAATTACATTTCTACTCTCTTATAACAAATGTGTTAGTACTAAGTATTACTGTCAAACTATCGGATGACGTATTAAAAGTGCATACTGTGAAGTATGCGGATAATACGTATAAAAATTACTTACGAATTGACTTTACTAAATTGTTTATAGATAAAAACATTATTCTAGTATCAGGTGATTACAGAGTTGCAATCAACTTTTTTGCCGATGAAATTGGTACATATGAAAACAAAATTTTAAATATAGATGTAATATCAGATTCTAGAACAGAAGTACAATTATCATTTAACAATTCAATTGACGCTCCAGCAATACGAAGTAATAATGTTTTAGCAAAAGAGTTTGTTGAAAAGGCATTCAATAAAATTGATGCAGCAGGAGTTGCAGAAAAGATATTTAAATCGGGTGTTCAATTAAACGACTCCACTGAAGGGGTAACTGCACGTAACATCATAGAACGCATAGAAGTGGTTGACCAGACATACGAACAAACAATAGGTAAAATTGACCGATTGGGTATACTCAGTGAGTTTGAAAATGATTTAAATGAATTTGTTATGAATTTATATCAATATGTGGTAGAAGAAATAATTATTAAAGGTGACGAACGTATACAAGAAGATGAATATAGAAATATTATAGAAAAAGTAGTTAATGAAAAAATTAATACGTTTTCGAATAGTGCAGACAGACGAATACAAGTTAGTTAATATTATTTAAATGGAATATATACATGGCTATTGGTGACAGTTGTAGAACAGACTCAGATTGCAATTCAAATACCTTGTTTGACACGGCGCTAATTTGCGTTAGCGGGCAGTGTAGAGAGGCTTCGTCTGGTGGAGGGTCATCAAGACCAACACCGACGCCAACGACTGCACCAGTTCAAACCAGTGATTGTGATGTTGCGGCACAAAATTGCCCACCTGGGTCTGTATGTGTGTTCCAAGGGGTAACTCAAACGGGAGGAGTAGTTGGAATTGGTGTTGGAATGGGGACGGGGATAAATTTTACACCAATTTATAGATGCGTTCCAGTGATTCTCCCCACGCCAACACCAGTACCACCCACACCAACACCAAGTCCAACACCAGGCCCAACACCAACACCAACGCCCACACCAACACCGGGCCCGTCACCAACGCCTACACCAACACCGGGTCCGTCACCAACGCCTACACCAAGTCCAACACCAGGCCCAACACCAACGCCAACAGTGACGGGTCCAAGGCCAACGCCAACGCCCACGGCTGTCATAATAACACCAACGTCAACACCGCAAGTACCACCAACACCAACGCCAACTGTGGTACCATGGAGACGTTGTATAGATGGTACACTTAGTACAGCACCAATACCTACAGATTATAGGTCTGCTAACTATTTAGGGGTTGAAGGTGGTATTTGTTGGGAACCAACTACTATAGTAAGTTTTGAACCGGATTTAAATATTGCATTAAATTTTATATACAATAGAGGCACCAACAGGTATCCACCCCCTCAAGTTATTAGGGCATTTAATCCTTCGTACGCGAGTACTTTTCTCACAACGTTCCAAACCAATCCGGAAATTGTTATAACACCTAGTACACTTACGTTGACACCTAGAGGTTCAACAACATTTACCGTAGGTATACGGTCGGAACTATATGATAAATTAGGTGACGGGGATTCAAGAATTAAATTAAATGTAGATATAACGGAACTTTAATATATGCCTCTAAAAAATTTCACAACGGGCCAAGTACCATACTTGGAAAATTATACACCATTTCCAGAAATTGCAGAAATAACGACTGTTGGAGATATGTTTACGTATGATTTGGCGCCAAATACTAATCCAACTATTATAGAATATGCGTTGGGAACGGACAATTCATATGTTGCTACACTTAATATACGTAATATTACTGCAAATGTTGATTTGGAAGCGGTAATTACGTATTCCAAAGATTGGTTTATTTTAAAGACTTCAACCGATGCGGTATTCGAAGATGCAGCAAATAATACGACGAAAATTACAAAGACGTTTAAACCGTCAGAAATACTAAATATTGATATTATGGTAAATAATTTTGTATTAGATTTGGCTCAGTTAGACAATCAACTTACTTCTATAAATGTAGCAGTAACAAATATAACTAATACGGATATTGCCAGAAGAAATGTTACTATTCAACCGTATAATCGCCGTGTACTTCCAAATTCGTTGAGGATAGAATAATATGAGTAATATAATACCTCTCACGGAAGCAGAAGCACTTTCTTTAGAAACTGCTAACGAGATTCCTCCAAATTACGTTAGAATACGTACCACGTTGGGTGGATGGGTGTGGGTGGACGAACAGCGATATCCTCAACTAGCAAACAATTATAGAACAGGTGTATTAACCGGTGGTGAAGCAGCACCTGCCGGTGTCTACCTACGTGCATTACCACCCGATCGAACTCCACAATCGCAAAGTGCCAGTATACCACCCAATCAAAATACGTCAAGTACAAACACATATAATAACACGGTCACAACAACTGCAGTATTAAGAAGCAAAATTAAGGTCAATCTAACATATCCTATTAAAATAAGGGTTAATCCTGAAGTAACGGCACGGCAAACGGCAAATGTTCAGTACCAGTTTCAATTAAAAGTAGATTTAATTGATGTGAACATTTCTCAGCCACTGATAAGTGCATCATTTGATTTCTTAAACGCTGCAATTAGAAATTATATAGATGAGGAGCGTGAACTTAAGACATTATTAAACTACGGTGACGATAAACAGACAGTAGTGGTTGCACAGCGATATGGTCAACGAGATTTAAATACCGTAAATACTATTCAATTAAAATTATTGCAACCAATTCCCGACGAAATACAGACACAGACACCTGTGTTTTTGAGTAGAGAAGTTGCAAAAACAGTAATTGATAAAATTAGAGTACGATTCCCTCCACAGATAGATACAACACCATACTTAAGACCAAAAAATTTAGGAGTAGCAACAGACTTTAGTCTCGGTAAGAGTTTAAACAATGTTACATTAAAATTATTATCACTGCAAACGGGTTCTGTAGGTGCAGACGACCTATATAAGAATAAAACGTTTGAGGACGAAATATTCAGAAAGTGGTACTCATACGACTTTGACTCCGCAGAACTAAATCTAGATTTTACAGACTATAATAAGTTTGTTTTTTATGGCTCTGCAACAATGCGTTTGCAGGCATTTAGAGAAAAATTAAAACTTATAGAAAACATCGAATATAACAGACAACAGTTTCTATCGTCATCTGTATATTCAATGCAAACATCTTCTGCTGCAGCAATTTTTATTCAAGATAAGAGTGCGCAATATGCGCTGGAAAAAGAAAACATCATTCGTTCATTTGATAGATATGAACAACACTTATACTTCACATCGGGGTCTACACTGCCATATACAGCATCTGCGTGGTATGCAGATACTGGAACGGAATTTAATTCTTCGTCATATTGGCCAAAAATAGGAAATGTGATTGCACCAGTGTATAGTCCTGAAGTAGAGGAGTGGTTTAGTACACAACTTGAAATTGCACAACGATACGATGAATTTAATGAAAATAATTTAATTAATACTATTCCAACGCACGTACGTGAACATGAGGAAAATTCTCCTTATATCACTTTTGTGACCATGATAGGACATTTCTTTGATACATTAAAACCATACGTTGATCATTTCCCATACATATACGACCGTGGTCTGGACCCAAATCAAGGATTATCGAAAGATTTAATCAATGAAATTGCAGAAGCAGTTGGATTTACTATGCCAACGGTTAATTCAATATATAATCTTGCCGATAATATTCTTGGAACTTTAGAGGAAGAACCTCGTCGTGACATTACGGCAGAAGTGTACAAGCGATTGTTACATAACTTACCGTTCTTCGTAAAATCCAAGGGCTCCAGAACATCGCTATTAACTTTAATAAAAACATTAGGCTTTAAAAATTCATTAGTAACTGTACGAGAAACTGGTATAGCAAGTTCAGGCTCATTTTATATTTTTGACGAAAATTCGACGGGATTGTATTTTAGTGCATCAACTGCAGTGAGTTCAAGTACAACGTCATCAATGATGCCGTATATACAAATTCCAATGCTGAACAATCCAGAAACATTACAACTGAATTTGGCATTGGATACCAATAAAATTACAACTATCATCAATAGTAATAATGGATGGGAGTTATTAGCCGTACCTCATCCATCTATACCAAAAATTGGTAGACTTGAATTACGTAATACGTCTGGGAGTTCTTCAATAATTACTAATTACGAAGAAATATTTGATAATGAATTATTCAATATTGCATTACGTAGTACTGTCGATGAAACAAGTTTACGTTTGATAAAAACTGAAGGCGATGATATATTATTCGATTCATATACAACTGAATCTGTCACATTCAATTCGGCTTGGCAAAATACACAGACGATATATCTCGGTGGTATAGGTACACTGTACGGGAATTCTTCATTCGTAGGTACTATCGATGAGTTCAGACTATGGAATGATTCTGTTTCTGATGAAATGATATTAAATACTGCCTTTGATCCAGGTTCAAATGCAGGAGATACATATACGTCGGCAGTTGAAAACCTACTGGTACAACTGTCATTTAATAAGATTGATACCGATCTACTCGTATCAAGTTCATTGTTATTAAATGAGACTTCTGTACCAATTAATCAATTATTACATGTATCTGCGTCAAACATATCAACGGGAAGTATTGCACGATTTAATAGAGTTATTCGACAGCTAGTGCCCACGGTTGGAACGACATCATATATATCTAATAAAATAAAATTATTGGAGTATCCTAGTAATGTAACGGATGTAAATGGAGTCAAACGGCTCTATCGTTCGAAGAGTTTACTAAATCAAAAAAATAAAAAAGTTAGTAGAGGTAAGAACAGAGTAGTTCTAGCAAACTGCCCAACAGAAATTGTAAATCAGAATATTATACGTAATTTTGGTATAGAAAATATAAATACTGCATTAGGTGTACCAACAACAACGTATAAAAATTTCGAACGTTCACTAGAACGACTAAAAAATTACTATAATAGATATTACTATGTGGATGTAGATGTAAATCAATATATCCGAATACTATCGGAAGTATCTTCGGTACTAGATCAGGTAGTTGATTATTTTATTCCGTCACGCGCAGCAACCTTAAAAGGAATAGTAATTGAACAATCAATACTAGAACAAACTAGAGTACCCGTAGTACGTGAGACACGAGTTTACGGAAATAACTCTAGAAAAACCTTACAAGCGGTTGGTTCGTTGACTGGTAGTAGACCTGATTATAGTGCAACGTATACCGTTTCTGGTTTAGTTGCACCCGAACCGGAAACTACGGCAAAATATACGTTGCTACAAGCAGAAATGGAAAGTACACCAGTTATCACAGCCACAACATCATTACTGACATCTTCGGTGGACGTAACGGAAAATGTGATACTTGCAGATATGCAAGACATAAAGGGTGCAATACTTACTATCGATGAAAATGTACTAGTAAGTAATTATACTCCTATTAATGGTACCATCGAATCACGTTTCTATGACATGAATAAGATTCCATACAATGATAATAATTATGGGTCCGTGGGCGCTGAACCATTTGATAGAATCTATCCGAGAAAATTATTAGGATTGGAAATCGAAAAAGACCGTAACGGTGGGACGAGAAGTATATATTTACCGGCATTATATGATATACCACCAATTGCGGACTTCAGAGACTTGGGAGTATACACATTCTTCAATCATCCAGAAGGAGTGTATAAATTTCCAGTAATTAAAAAACGTGTTGCATATATTCGTCCGTTAAATCAACAGTGGAATTATTCTACACAACAATTTGAAGGAATTACAACGTGGTCATTTGGTACATCATACAATTTAAACGATGTTGTTGTACAAGAAGTCAAAGTAAGTGAAACTAGTAGTTTAAATTTACAAGTTATTTTAGATGCCCGTGCCGGTAATAAAAAATATTATGCGTTCAAAACTCGACCATCATATACAGCCCCAGTCGATGGTACACGATTCTATTCGGGTAGCGTGCCATCCTATCTACCCCCTTCGTTAGATAAAGATAATTGGGAAGTGGTGCGGTTTACGCCGGAATTTGATTATCAACCTCGTCGTGTGGTATTTGACACATTTACGGTACCAGACCCGGTATTGACCAACTATAAATTAACTAGCGTTGAACTAGAGTCTGCAATTGATTTTCCGAATAGATTCGTGGATAATTATATTATACAAAATATATCTGGAAATTCTTTTATGACCGGCCAAATCATATTACAAAATATTGCCGCATTGTTGGCAATTCAAGCAAATACTGCCGGTATCCGAGTACGATTGTATAGAACTCCGGAGGCTAGAGATACAGACATATACCGTCCCGTAACACAGGCACCTAATATTGACGACGGTGTACTCGTAGACCTTTCTATAGATGAAGAAAATACTGCACAAATAATAAATCCTATTGTGACATTGGTATCCGACAGTTCGTTGTTGGAAGGTAAATTATATTATACTATAAATAACTTAACCCCTGCGGAGAAGATAGGATTTGTCTTGTCAATGTATTATTTTGCAATACAAATTCAACGGCGCGTACCATTTGGTTATTTGAGAAAGCATTATAGATATTTTAGAGATAATTCAACCTCTATCAAACGACGAAATTATTTGGGATGTAAAAATACTATTGATACTACAATTGATGGACTTTCTCCCATCCAAGTATTCTTGAGTGAAGGAACTGATTTAATTGTGGCCCCAACTCAAACGAACGAAGAAATAATTACTGGCGGTGGAGGACAACTAAATGTTACTTAATTTTTATGACTATATATTTATATTAGACCTTTCATAATCGGAGTTTACACATATGGGATATTTAACGGGAAATGAAATTACCGTGGATGCTATTTTAACAAAAAAAGGTAGAGAGTTGTTGGCAATGGGCCGGTCTGCTTTCGATGTTACGCAGTTTGCGGTTGCGGATGATGAAATAGATTATGGATTATATGACACGGCACATCCGCTTGGAACAGCATATTATGGTAGTGCAATTGAACGAATGCCAATTGTTGAAGCATCGCCAGATGAAACGCAAAATCTACGATATAAATTGGTGACATTAAATAGAGGAACAAATTCAATTCCAACGATACAAGTTGGAACGTCTGCAATTACGCTTACGTACAGTAATACAAGTAATCCTTCGTTCCCTATAACCCCCACCACTAGCGAAGGTACATTAAACGGCCCATCGTTTGGATACACGGCAATATTATATGATGCTGAAGCAGCCACGATAAGTAGTACGCCAGTACCAGGAACGAGTACCGTACCAGTATTCTTTGGTGATATTCCAATGACCAATGCAGTTGTTGTACGAGGATTAGATTTTACAATTAGACCCCGTGACGTAACTCGTAGAACTGAAACGCAGTTGGTAATTATAGGAAATCAAACCGGGGCAACTATAACCATCCCAGTTATAATTAATCCAGCAACTACTACCTAATAGGAAATACATATGAGTATCTATACAGCACTCTCAACAGACGATATCGTACGGGCATATCCAACGGTGGTGACAACTGGGTTGTGGTCCAGTGATACGGGGTCGTTAACATCGGAACTATACATTGACACGCAAAATCAAATTCCATTCAGTAAAGAATATTATTTTGATGTGTATAATTTGAGTCCAAGTGAATCGGCTGCAAATGCAGAAGTACAATTTTCCATTGCATACGGACACATTAACGGTGGCGGTTCACCTGGATTGGCCGAAAATCAAACTTCCACGTTATCTTCTAAGGCAATTTATAGTCAATATAGAAATTTATTATTAGACCCAAGCGATACAAAGTTTACATTTAATGGTGTTGAGTCTGACCATATTTATGTAATTAATATTCAACGAGCACGTATGCGTGAGCAGTTAGATCCGGGTAACTGGGAACTTCCGTTGTCGGGTGCAAACGGAATTCGTACGTATATTGATAACAGTGGCGAAGCACGTCTCAGTTCGACATTAACATCCACGACAAAAGCAGGTCGTGCATATGCAATTATTTCTGGTGCATTAGATGGTTCGGCTGGTTCGGTAACCTCCTCCACTGCATACAGTGGTTCTGGTTATGGTATAGTATATCCTGATTTGGGAATCATCGTCCTTAATCCAACAGCAATTTGTCCAGATGTAGGATTTTTCAATAACACTTCGGGTACGACTACTGGACCAAACACGGTGGCACTATCCACGCCATACTACAGTAGTTCAATTTTCTCGGCAAATAAAATTACTAGTACTCGTCCGATGGCACCAACTACACATTCCGCTGGTATAACCTACGGGGTGGAAAAATCTGCGTTTAATCACGCTGGACTATTTATTTCATTAAATTTAGCAACTAAGACAGGAAAAGCGTTCAAAGCGCGTTCTGCAGAAACTATTTCATCGACGCACTATTTCGTGCGATTAAGAAATAAATCGTATAACTATTCAAATAATCCGACATTCTACAATCCTGACAACGGTTCATTGTTGTATGCGGATTTTAAGAATAATCCTAAAGTATACATCACGACGGTAGGATTGTATAATAATCAAAACGAATTATTGGCGGTTGCAAAATTAAGTAAACCAGTTCCAAAGAGCTTCGATGAAGAAGTTCTACTTCGTGTACGTCTTGATTTTTAATCAATAACAAGACACAGAAAATAACTGACCATTACTTATATACTAGGTATATAGGGAATGGTCAGTTATTCGTTGAGAAATAAATTATGAAAATGTTTGGTACAATAAATAAAAAAGATTATTTTGTTCAAGAAGTATATAGTTCAACTCCTATGTCATGGCAGTTGGTATCCTCCTCATATGGTATGGAAATAACTTCTCCTGAGTTTTTACAAGGAGCAGTTATTGTAAATCGCGCAAACTTAAATGCAGAATTTGATGCATCAGATAAGGTAGTGCAGGGAACTCAAAATCCTGACACTGGGTTTTTAGAATATTCTTTACATAAATCTATAAAACATCTTTTTTATGACCGAGGATATTTTTATACACATGGAACGATTACGTCATCAAGTATTAGTGGACTTCCAGATGATGTATTCGTTATTAGTGTGGGACAATCATTTTATGGTGATAGAATTAAGCCTGGAAGCTTTTCTTTAACTATAGATGAAATAGGAAAGGCCGTGTCGGATGATTCGTTTGGTAATTTGTACGTAAGCCAATCTGGAACAGGTTCGTATGTGGGTAATATCTTTTATTCAAACGGTATTGCAGTAGTCAAACATGATACGGGTTCTATAACTACTGAAATTGGTTTGAATGGATTAAAATTAATAAGCAGTTCTATTCTATACCTAGACTATGAGAGTGATGTTAAATATCATCGACATGAAACCGTCGTGACATTAAAACCGACTGACTATAATATATCGGTATTCAATCCATCTATGAAAAATGTATATGAAATAAATGGAGAATTAACTGCATCATTAACGCAAAATAATATTAATCCAACTAGTGGTAGTAATGGATACAGTTTATACAATCTAATGGCTTCAAAAATAATAAAACCGTATGTAACAACAATTGGATTGTACAATGATAAATATGAATTGGTGGCAGTTGCAAAATTAGCCAATCCAATACAACGCACTTTTGACATTAACCAGATATTTATTATTAGGTTTGATACCTAATATTTTTGGAGAATAGTATGGCAACTTTAAAAGAATTATATGACAAGTCTACCTCGGCTACAATTAGTGAAGCAAAAGCCTTGGGAACATCTGATGGAAGAAAGGGTGTAAACTTTTTTGATGGAACGGGTCGTGGTCCGTGGAATCCATTATACGAAGGAACGAATGACGTATGGCAAGGTGAATTTGTTGAAAACAAAGAAGGAAAAAATGTAACTCCTGCAGCTACTAATAATAGCACATATCCACTTAGTAGATGGAAAGCCGATGCATTAAAGATTGCATTTGAAGGCAAGGGTCCAGCAAAACTGTCAGCCGGGTATTTTGGAAATACACGCTTTACCGAATTTAAAGATACTGCAGGTAGATGGACACCTGACGGTTCTAAATTACACAAATATGCGCCATTAAAAGGAAAACAATTTGCAGGTGGAAAGTCCGACCCAGGATTGAACGTATGGGCAAACACTAGAGTTGTGTCCAGTGCAACGAGTACGAGTGTACGTGGTTCACAGGGTTAATTAATTTATAAAGAGGTTATATGAAAACTCGCTCCGCAAAAAATAAAGGAAAGCGTTTACAAAACGCTCTCCGTGATTTAATACTGGAACACTTTCCGCAATTAGAACCAGATGACGTAGTTTCTACGCTGATGGGAGACTCGGGGACGGATATCAAACTAAGCCCTGCAGCACGGAAAGTGTTCCCGTATTCCCCCGAATGTAAAAATCAAGAAAAATTGAATATTTGGGCATCGTTGGAACAGGCAGAAAAAAATACTAAAGAAGGGACAGCACCCGTACTATTCTTTAAAAGAAACCGTACCAAGATGTATGTGGCAATGGATGCAGAACATTTTTTTGAGTTGATAAACCGTCTCCAACAACTTGACAAAAATTAATGTTGTTGTTAACTTGTAAGTATGATGATACTTACACTTCTCCAAGAACTATTAGGTAGTTATATTCAACAAAAGGACGAGTATTTATTTACTTGTCCTTTTTGTTCACATCCAAAAAAGAAATTATCAATTAATATTTTAACCAACAAATGGAAATGCTGGGTGTGCGGTAGTAAAGGTGGACATATTATTTGGTTATTAAAAAAACTAAATGTTGCCAAAGCGTTACTACAAAAATTTAAAGAAGAACTAGGTGAAGTAGAGATTCAGAAGTACAAAACTACCACAGTAGAAACAACATTACAGCTGCCATATGAATACAAACCACTGTGGAAAGTAGAAAAAAATTATTCATATTACCACGCAATTAGTTACTTAAAACAACGAGGAATTACCGCAAATGACATTCTACGATACCGTATCGGATTTTGCACAGAAGGCCCGTATGCTAATCGAATTATACTTCCTTCATATGATAGGAACCATCAGCTCAATTACTTCACCGCCCGACTCTTCTACGACGAAGGAATGAAATATAAAAATCCACCTGTGAGTAAAAACATTATATGTTTTGAAAATATGGTGGATTGGAATGAACCAATAATTTTATGCGAAGGGATGTTTGACGCAATCACATTGCGTAGAAATGTGATTCCATTACTTGGCAAAAATATACCAAAGGTATTAGAAAAGGCCTTGATTGAACATCATGTTAAAGATGTTATTATTTTTCTTGACGAAGATGCACGAACCGATGCGTTAAAGTTAGAACGACGATTATTGACACATAATATAAATGTTCGTGTAGTTTTTACACAAGGTAAAGATGCAAGTGATATGGGATTTGAACAAGCGTGGGAAGAAATTTCTTATGCCAAGCAAACAAATTTTAAAGAATTTATTACGCACGGGTTATTTAAATGAAAATAAATGTTCCATTTACAAAATTACGACATATTGTACATCTAGCAGATATTCATATTCGATTGTTTCGTCGTCACGAGGAATACGAACTTGCATTCGAACGACTGTATAGTGACATTCGTTCGAAGCAACTAGAAGATTTCGTCATCGTATTAGCCGGCGACATCGTTCATGCAAAGACGGACATGAGTCCAGAAATGGTTGAAATTACCTCTCGTTTCTTGAAAAATATTGCAGATATTGCTCCAACGATTTTGATTGCCGGTAATCATGACTGTAATTTAGCAAATACTAATCGTATGGATGCATTGACTCCACTAGTGAATAATCTCCAGCACCCACAGTTATATTATGTTAAGGATTCTGCAATTGTAACAGTGGCCGATACACAGTTTGCTGTCATGTCTATTTTTGACGAGCATGATACGTGGCCAGTTGCAACAGAACTAAACACTCCACATAAAATTGCATTATATCACGGACCAGTTCATGGTGCTGTGACTGATGCAAACTTTACGATTACAAACCGTCATGTAAATATTTCTACATTTGATGGATTTGATATGGTATTACTTGGAGATATTCACAAGCCGTCGCAGGTTCTTAAAGAACGTAATCCAATTATCGTGTATCCTGGTTCACTTATTCAACAGAACCACGGCGAAACACTGGACCCACACGGGTGGTGTTTGTGGAATGTTGCGGCACGGTCATTTGAGTTTGTCCCATTAGAAAACGATTATGGATATGTAACACTTGAAGTATATAACTCACGTATTACATACCCATCGAACATGCCTAAGAATGCTAGAGTGAGATTGTTCACGGGAGATATGGATACTACGGAAGTTAAGAAACTCATTACAACACTTCGTAATAAGTACAACATCATCGAAATGTCGGTCAATAAGAATAGAAAGCCGTCAAACGTGAACACAAGTACAATTCAGTCACATGATATATTAGATTTAACAAACGTTTCGTTACAGAATACGTTAATCAATGATTGGTTGGCACAGAAATATAGTACGTTGGATGATACTGTATTGAAAGCAATAGAACAAATTAATAAAGATTTGAATTCCAAAATTGTTCATGATGACCAATCCCGAAATATTCATTGGCGCCCACTACTCTTTAAGTTTTCTAACATGTTTTCATACGGGGAAGATAATGAAATTAATTTCTCTGACATGAAAGGATTGTATGGAATTTTTGCTGCAAATGCCTCTGGAAAGAGTTCTATTATGGATGCACTCATGTTTTGTTTATACGACAAGACCCCGAGAGCATTTAAGGGTGACCATATTCTAAACAATCGTAAAGATTCATTTACCTGTGAACTTGCCTTTGAAATTAATCATGAAACGTTTGGTATTAAACGCGTCGGAACTCGTAAGAAAAATGGCGATGTAAAGGTAGATGCCTCGTTCTGGAAGATATTACCCGATGGAAGTCAGCAGAATTTAAACGGAGAAGACCGTCGTGATACGAATGCTAATATTCGTTCATATGTCGGAACCTATGAAGATTTTGTCATGACTGCGTTGAGTAGTCAGAATAGTAATGCGCTCTTTATTGACAAGTCACATTCTGAACGGAAAGACCTACTCATTCAGTTTATGGGATTGAATATCTTTGATAAATTATTTGATGCTGCACATGATGAAGCAAAAGAAATCACGGGCATTCTCAAACGGTTTAAGAAGTCTGATGTAACAGACCAACTGGCGGACGTGCATCAAAATCTTGTAAAAGTCACCGATAGAATTGATGAATTTGAATCGGGGAAGGAAACGTTTGTACAGACATTATCAGATATAGAAACCCAGTATAAGGAGAAATATGCAACCAAGCGACCGGTTCCAGAGACTTCGGGTAATTGGACTGACTTACAAAATAGATTAGTAACTACTGAAAAGAAATTAAAGACTGCTCAGGAAGATGTTGCTATTGCGGAATACGCATTAATTTCCAGTGAAACCGATTTGAAGGAAGCCACCACACATTTCAATGATTATGATATGGTTGCCTTACAAGTATCATTTGACAAGTGGAATGAGTTAAATGAGTTGTCTAAGAAGAAAAATAATAGTATTCGTGTATTGAATACTAAGATTCAAGAAAAGACATTGTTTAAGACAAAATTGGAAGCATATAAGTATAATCCAAACTGTGATGTCTGTGTAGAAAATAATCGTTCTGTTATTGAAGACGTTAAGTTGACCAACGAAGAGTTAGATAACTTGTATGCTGAACGAATTATTGAGGAAGATGCAATTCGAACTATTGCTACGGAATGTTCGGAACATGCGTGGAATAAAGATTCTTACGAAGAAGCACTTGTTCTCAAAAAGGAATTAGTGGAACTTGGTCAAGAAGTGGAAAAATCAAAAAACGTATTAGTTACCGCAAAAAATACCTTGGAAAAGGTGGAAATTTCGTTGGGTAAGATTCATGATGAAATTTCGGTATACAAGACGAATGAAGAAAATATTCTACACAATCAGACGGTCGAGAAAGAACTACAAGTAATACATCGTAATATTGCAGATACCAAACAAAATATTGCCAATATAGACAGAGAACTTCGTTTATTACACGGTGACCTATCTGTACTTAATGCTAAGAAGACTGAGTTAAAAAATAAATTGAAAGAGGCTGAAGAACTGGAAATTACGTATGAAGCATATAATCATTATATGCTGGCAGTTGGTCGTGACGGGGTGCCATATGATTTGATGAGTAAAGCAATACCAAATATTGAAGCAGAAATCAATAATATCCTATCTCAGATTGTTGACTTTTCGGTGTCACTTGAGGTGGATGGAAAGAACATTAACGGAAAATTATCATATGATAACGATCGGATATGGCCACTTGAAAACAGTTCAGGTATGGAACGATTTATCACTAGTTTAGCAATCCGAGTTGCTCTACTGAACGCAAGCAATCTTCCGAAGTCCAACATGTTTATTATTGACGAAGGATTTGGGGTACTTGATGCCGACCATCTTCATTCTATGCAAATATTGTTTAATTTACTTAAATCTCATTTCGACACTATACTTATAGTAAGTCACTTAGATACAGCAAGAGACATGGTAGACAACCTCATAGAAATTAAAAAAGAGGATGGATATTCCAGTGTATCTATATAAATGGGATACTGAATGCCAAGAACCAGAAAGTCCACATTAGCTTTAAATCTTCATAAATACGATGTATTAATTGAAGACCAAGGTACACGTTCCGACTACTTTAAAATTAGCCAATTTGACGGTTATTTTTACGGTGGTCGAAACGCGTTTCTTATTGCCGGTGCTGGAATATTAAAACCTAACTCAAAAATATTAGTAGAAATCTTGAATAAAGATGGGACATCGGTGTATAGTGCACCGGTGTCGAATTTTATTGAAGGTAACTCTAGATTGGTACAAATTGAAGTATATAGTGATACGCCTATTGGACCGGGTAAGGTCGTAATACTGGGATGTGCAGAGTTTTACAAAAACGGAACACCGATACCACCAGAGTGGCGTGACAAATTTAATGTGAGATGGACTACCGATGTAATCATTTCACCACGAATTGAAAACAAAACTCCTATTCGATTTGCAAAACCACCGCAACTAGTCGTAGAGGAAAAATTCTACCTAGAACCCAGTTATTCTGCGTTTATACAACGATTACAAGAACCGTTGGATATTAAATTTGACCCCACATATCTAAATGTGTTTCCAAACGGGTATCTATTAGAAATAACTGGTCCTACCACTGCATCAAAATTTTCGTCGGAATTTTTAAACGGTAGAATTACTGGGTCACTGTCCTACTCAGCACCCGGAGTTTCTCAAAATTTAAATGTATCGTTACCTATAACGAAAATTTTCAATAGTAAACTTGCAGAAAGTAATGGTTCTCTATTATATACCGATAACAATACCTTAATACTGAATGGATTTTTTAGTAGTAGTACACTTTACACTACGAATCTTGATAAACTTGGTAATGTAACGGTAAGTGGCTCGTTGTCGTTGGAGTACGATAGGTTAGAGGTAGCTAATACGATTTATGATGTATCTTACGCAAAAATTCGTATTGTAAATCTAAGTACATTGTCCGGTGAAATTCATAAAATTAGAATTTCGTATAAACCTGCCGCAGAACCTGGTGAATATGTTGTATTAGGCGATATCACCACGGATGTGGCAGAATTATTTGCAGTAGATAGTTCCAGTACAGTTTTACCAACCGGTATATTTAATAGAAATTTACTTGTTGATGACTATTGGTATACTGCCACAATGTCATTGCAAAAAAATCAAATAGAACCAACCTTACCAACATACTATAATTCATCTTCATTAATAACTACGAAAATTACGTCTTCGCAAGTAGACTTACTGGACGCAATAAATGTAACTCCGCAGATTGTTGGTAGTTCGTATGTAAATAATGTGTCATACTTTATTGGTAACAGGTCTACAAATAGTCTTAGATTATTTCCGAACAGTGAATATACATTAACGTTTGATGCAATTGCCAATAAGTACTCGGGCTCAACGGAGTTAGCACAGTCTGATTATTCTATGGAAGTGTATTTAATCACTCAAGAAACGAGTGGTTCTAGAATACTTACACCCGATGCTCGTGGACAGTTAATTGGAACATTAACACCAAATGCAACGTTCAAAAAACAAAATTTTGAAAATACCCAGTTTAATTTTATACCAAACATTAAAGATGCAAGTATAGTAGGTATACGATTCGTAGTGTATGGGGGCTGGTGGAGTATTTCAAATATTTCCGTAAAAACTGCAACTGAAGACTTCTTTAGTCCCGATGAAGTGGATACACTACTTCAAAACTTAAATTATCGAAATAAAGTTTTGACGTTCAAGGCAGATTATTTAGATATTAACAATAATTCTATTGGTATATCGACGTTATCCACTCCAACCTATTTCGTTGGTTCAAAAACCACACCGTTTGATAGTAGTTCGGTTGCTTCATCAAGTTATGCATTTACTGCATCGTATGCATTAAATGGTGGAAGTGGGGCTGGATTTCCGTTTACTGGAAGTGCTGTTATTACCGGCAGTCTTAATATAACGGGCTCATTTGCATTTACTGAAGGTGGTACCTATATCACCGGCTCTGCATCGTTGGCCGATATTGATGGTGCTGCATTTGCTTTGTCATCGCAATATTTAGTCCTTTCGCAAAGTAGTAATCTCACCAATGAAAGAGTTTTATCGTTATCAAGTAGATTTTCTGCAAGCGATGGCGGGGCAAATAATAATTATACAGTAGATTTATCCAATAATATGAGAACGTCTACGGTTGGAATAATTATAGATGGTGGTGGCTCCGCAATAACCACCGGAGAAAAAGCAGAAATATTAATTCCATTTAGTGGTAGTATACAATCATGGGCGTTACTTGCAGATAGGTCGGGAAGTATTACAGTTGATATTTGGAAAAGTACATATGCAACATATCCACCAACGGCATCCAATAGTATTGTAGCATCAGAAAAACCATTTATATCTGCAAGTGTGAAAAATACATCATCGTCATTAGCAGGATGGACTGCCTCTATAAATAAAAATGATACATTAAAATTTTATGTGTCGGCAAGTAGTACTATACAACGTGTGAATTTAACTTTAGAACTTCTACGATTATGATAATATACGAACAAAATTTTTTTGGTTTGACTACTTCCAATATAGCATCAAATTTTAAACTAACTTACAATGTGCAAGGCGTGGGTGCCATCTATTCTAGATGGCCATCTAATACGTCTGGGGCAAATATGTATAATTCGTACCTACTTGCAGGTGTAACGGGTTCAAATCCAATATACTGTGGCATGGCAGTTCGCCAAACTGGAGGAACTTTTCTACTACTTATTAGACAGAATGGTACAACTCACGTTGACCTCGTATCAAGCAATGGACTAATTACGGTGCGTAGAGGTGGCAGTACTACATTAGCAACATACACCATACCAAATTATGTGTCTAACAATTGGTATTATTATGAATTTGGCGCAGTTATAGATGATATTTCCGGAAGTGTGCACGTAAGACTTAATGCACAAACGGTAATTAGTGCATCTGGACTAGATACGCGAAATGGTGTATTGGCATATGCTGATGAAGTGAGAGTTGATCAACAGAGCGACTTTACATATATAACGGATTGGTACATAACAAACACACAAGGAAGTAATCCTGCAACCAACGGATTTTTAGGCGATATACGAATATTTTCAACGACACCAACCGCATCAGGTGATACGATAAATTTCACACCGCTGTCTAGCTCAAATGCATTAATGGTAGATGATGGAAACTCCCCCGATAACGATGTCACGTTTGTATCGGCATCGCTTCCAAATAGTATGGACCTATACAAAACGGTGGAATATACCGGGTCAGTTACACAAATATATGGGTTAGGAGTTAAAGCACTTGCACGAAAGACGGAACCAGGTTCACGCGCTATGCAGATAGCAATTAAAAGTGGCAGTACGTTTGCATACTCCCCAAGCGAATCAATATTGGACAGTTATCGATATCATGCAGGAATATTCGAAACAAATCCAAATACGGGGACACCATGGTCTTCGTTGTCTGATGTAAATAATACACAAATTGGTTTTACAATTTTATAATTTTTATTGGAATAGTATTATGACGTTATTACTCTACGAACCATTTGATGAATATGAATTAAATTCAACTGTGTTTAGAACAAAATATGGTATGGGTGGTAGTAATACTTCTACCTTAACTAGAAATCAATCGGGTATAACGGGTAGACCGTCCGGTTCAATATTTATGATAGGAAATAATATTAGTCCCTACACATCGGATTTCTCTTTTCAAAACAGTCATAGAGAAATTATTTGTTATGTGGCGGTATACCCGGTGACAAATGTCTCGACTGCCTTAATTGAATTCCGTAATATGGGGACGTTATTATTTGGTATAGCTCCTACTCCCAGTACTACTACTATATATAATTCTATTGGTACAATATTCTCGTCAACTGCAACAGTTCGATTCAATTCATGGAATTTTCTTGAAATACGTTCGGTAATTAGTAGCGCTAGTCTTGGTAGTGGAAGTGTACAAATAAAAAATAATGGACAGTTATTATTTTCTGCAAGTGGTTTAAACGTGAATGCAAGTAATGTATTTCCAGCAGTCAATGTGTTTAGAATAGACAATAGAATTAATCCTGATCGAATCATACTTATAGACGATTTACTAATATTAAATACCTCGGGAGTGTCATTTAATACGTCAATTGGAAATGGTAATTTTTTTATGGCAAGTTATGTTCCATCCGCATCTGGATTTTATACTCAAATGACTTCTTCCGGGGCAACGACTGATGCAAATGCAATTAACGAACGTCCAAACGATGGAGACACGAGTTACCTAATTGCATCAGCTTCCGGAATCTTCCCCCTCAGAGAAACATTTACACTACGACCTGCAAACACCGCATCGGTATTTAGTACAATACCAATATCATCATCAATTGAAGCAGTGTTAAAAAAATCAATTGTTAGAGCGGATGGACCGGATTTAATGGGAGTCGAACATTTATTACGTATTAATAGTACCGATTATACCGGAAGTAATGCTATTTCTGCATCTATAACATATACCGATCAATTCACTGGATGGGAGATAAATCCTAACACAGGAAACAAATTCAGACCTGCAGAGTTTAATTCATTGGAGGTGGGTTTTAAAAGAGATTCATAATGTCCACTGATTTACGAGTTACCCAAGACTTAACCACTACATTAATAGGATCCGGTAGTTCTGACGTTAGAATTACCCAAGATTTAACTACCGTACTAATAGGATCCGGTAGTTCTGACGTTAGAATTACCCAAGACCTAATAACACTAATAGTCGGGGTAGCTGAAAGTAGTTCTTTAACAAGAGTGTCCTCTGTATTTGATAATATTTTATATACGAACACTGGTTCCGTAGTAAATGTCTCCTCAGTGTTTGATAATATTCTATACACAACCACGGGGTCAAACGTAAACGTATCATCGGTGTTTGATAATATCCTATACACGAATACCGGGTCAAACGTAAACGTGTCTTCAGTATTTTTAAATATAATTATATCAAACGTCACAAGTAGACCATTTGCATATGCATACATTATTGATTAGAGAATAACACTATGGCAGGAATTATTGTAAAAAGTAACCCAACATCAGGTTCCACACCAGATCCACAATATTTGGCAGTCGGAGAATTAGCATTTAATTCTTACGATGGCCGGCTATTCTCTAAAAAACATAATGGTGAATTGGTATTACTGAATTACAAGCCAAATCCAACTGCCTCTATTGCGGACACAGCAAATTCTTCTTCATACGCATTAACTGCCTCGTATGCGTTGAATGGCGGTGGCGGTGGAGGTGGTCAAGCAATTTATACGAAATATGACCCATTTGCTCCACCGACAAATCCGTCGGTCTTAAATGATGAGTTTACCGTCAGTGGTAGTGGAATTCCATCGGGATGGACTTTGGCAACTGGCAGTGGAACAGTTACAGTATTGAACGGACGGTGTATCATAACTCCACTGACTGGTTCGGGGGACAACCCTACTGCCATAGAAAAAGTTTTACCTACTGGAGGTTTTACAGTACTTACTAGAATGGAACTTTTAGGGAAAAATACATATCATAATTCTGCAATATACTTGAGAGATACGGTTAGCGGAAAAGTTACAGTCTTCAGAATTTTTTGTGGACCGAGTAATGATATTCGACTATTAAATACACAAGTTTTAAGATATAATAGTTTTACAAGTTTCAATTCAATTTCATATGAAGGTGGTGCATTTTCACCGACAGTATTTCATAGAATTGATTTTGATGGAACTACATTATACTTTGCACGTTCGTTTGATGGTGTTGAATATGATATATTATTTAGTGAACCTGCTTCATCATGGTTTAGTACTCAACTCCCAAACCGCGTTGGTATCTGTGCATCAACGATAAATACTTCAGTTGGCTGTAAAGCAGTATTTGATTTTTTCAGACATTCTTCCACACCATTTGCAGACCTCGGTCGAGAAGTTGGGGTTGGTTCAGATGGGAATGGTTCTACACAATCTAATGCAATTTCATCTAGTTGGGCATCCAGTTCAATCAGCGCAAGTTATGCAACAACTGCATTAACGGCATCGTTTGCTTTGAATGGTGGTGGAGGTGGTGCACCAATTAACACGGGTTCGTTTGCAACCACCGGTTCAAATATATTCATTGGAAATCAGACAATTACGGGTTCGTTAACATTGTCTAGTAGTTTACCGGTAGAACTACGAGTTATCGGTGACACAGAAATTACCGGATCGTTAAGAACTTCTGGATTAAGCGTAGTCAGCGGTTCACTGGCCATATCCAGCCCAAATACATTAGTATTGGGTAGTCAAATATTTTATCCGCAATCAAGTAATGGGTTTAGTGTTAATGAAAACTTTGACCCAAGTAATGATTCCAATCAAGTGGCATACCACTTTACTACAGGTACTTCGGCAAAAACCAGTGTAGTGTTTGGTTTAGCAAGAACAAATAGATTTACCAGCTGGTTCGGGGTTACTGGGGATGTTTCAAATAACCAATTTGTTATTGGTTCAGAATTTGCCGGAACTGATTTTGAATTTAGAAGTAATCTTGGTATACGTCCCGTTCAATTACAAGGTGGTAACTTATTGGCACGAATTACCAGAACGGGTCACGTATTAGCAAATGCATTTACCAGTTCTTTAGTAAATCAAGTTGGATTTTTAGGAACGAGTAGTTGGGCACGAAATAGTGCAACAGCAAGTACAGCAACTTCTGCTGCCACGGCTAGTCTATTACTGGGTTCAATCGAAAGTGCGTCATATGCAGCAACTGCTAGTGTATTATTAGGGTCTGTTCAAAGTGCGTCATATGCAGTAACGGCATCATTTGCATTAAATGGCGGGACTGGGGGAGGAAGTAGTGTTAGTGCAAGTTGGGCGTCGAGTTCTATTAGTGCAAGTTTTGCAACAAGTGCGTCATTTGCAAACACAGCAATAACATCAAGTTATGCACTAACATCGTTATCTGGAATTACGGTTAATCTAACTGGAAGTACTGTCGGTGTGAATGTATATAGGTCGGCAAGTTTAACATTAACAGATAACAATTTGAACTACATTCCGTTTACTACGGAACGTAGAGATGATTTGAATTTCTGGGATATAAGTGACCCAACAAAATTAATAGTACCAAATGGGGCAGACGGGTGGTATACAATATCGGGGTATTGTCACTGGAACGCCAACACTGGCTTAGGTAGAAGAATATCGATTGTAGTAGATGGGACCGAAACGGTTGGGTATAGTTCTACTGTTGCATATTTTGAACACAACGACCCGGGTACACATGCGGGCGCAGTGGTATATCTAACGTCGGGTAGTTTTGTTCAACTAGGTGTTAGTGAAAATGACGGTGACAACGTTCCTATAAATGCAAGTGCAAGTATTGGAATGGTGCGAATTGGGTCATCTACAAACGTTCCTTCTGCAAGTTTTGCAACAACGGCTTCATATGCATTAAATAGTAATCAGTCACAAACTAGTTTGAGTAGAGGGACGGTTTCGGCAAATGTTGCAAGTATATCACCAAATCAAAATTACACCGGAAGTATTTCTCTTGGAAAAACGTTTATGTTACTTTCTACCCAAGTAAATACCGACGTGCGCCTTAGATTATATGGTTCTCAATCATACGTAAACAGTGATTTAACTCGACCAATCGGAACTGACCCTGCAAATAATTCTGGAATCATAACCGATTTGATTCTAAGCGGTTCTCCGGCGTTATATAATTATACATTGTCCCCTATAGCAAACGGGGCAAACATGGATCCAGTGACGGTATCAACTATATATTATACAGTAACCAATCTGTCTGGAACTACCACTGACATTTCCATGTCATTCAATCGAATTGTGTTAGAATAAAGGAGTCATGTAATGGCATCATACTATAAATCAATATTAAATCCGAATATGCAGGTTGCCGCATCGTTAGTAGAAACGGTATCAAGTGTGCGTGAAGCATTTACTACATGCGGATTTACGAGAACGGTGCAATCGGGTTCATTAGATAATTTAAATACACTAACTCCATTTGGTACAGCAAATCAACAGTATACGTATGACGTATTTGCGTTCAATGATTCGTGGCAAAGTACGAATCCATTATTTATTAGAGTGCGATATTTTAGTGGCGGCCAAATCAATGGTGTACAACTATATTGTCAAATGGGTACAGCACATAATAGTTCTGGATCGTTCACAGGAATTGATACGTTGACAGAAATATCAAATGTTGCCGCATACACCACAACACCAGTTTCCGGTAGTACTATACATGGTTGTGGAGATGGATCTTTTATGACGGTTGCCTATTTTCCACAAATGGCAACCGGTCAATTTTTTGTTTTTGAACGACTGTATGGTACGAATGGTCAACCAACAGGCAGTGGATTTCATATGCTTGGTACAGAAGGAAATGTAGTTGCCACAAAAATTTTATATTCGCAAACTGCCATATACGGAAATGCACCGGCATCAAGAGAAAGCGGATTTATACCAAACTCTAAATCATCACGTAGGCCATCGTTGTATGACGGACGATTTGTGGCTGGTCTAATCTACCCGTTTGCAGGCCGACCACTGAACCCGACCCCAAATATATTAGTTGCATTTACTGCCGACGTAAACGCAATATTACAAACTGTACCATATACCGTGTACGGAACCCAACGAGATTACATAAATTTTGGAACAAATTCTCCAAATATGTACACAAACAACGTCTTTTTACTACGGAGTACTTGATGACAGTTATTGTTACATCCTCATTATTACATGCGGCATCGCCTGCAACGGCAACATCAGAATCGTTTACTAGTTTTGTGAAGGTTATAGGAGATAGCTTGTCGGCTGCAGGGTGGATAAACACCAATGCAGTCGGGGGTATTAACACAAGTTCAGCAACACCGCCGCCAGCAAGTACGAGATCGACGGGATATCAAGTATTTAGTATGAATGATGTACTGCACAATAATGGGTATCCTGTATATATTCGATTGGATTATGGGAATATTGCCGTATCCACGACCCGATATAGTGTAGCAGTTACCGTTGGTTTTGACCACGATGGTAGTGGAAGTGTCGGGGGCAGTAATCGGTCGTTGGGAATTGGTAACACGGGAGCAACGTCGATGGTAATAACAACCGGCGGCGCACCCAACTCAGGTGCATTGTACGACCACCGAGTGTGTATTATTTCCGGTGGCGATATGGGTATACTTATTGCAGATAATTTGCCGGGTGCTGCAGCATTTGGATTTGTAGAACGAACGAAGGATGTGTATGGAAATGTTACAAACGAGGGAGTAATTGTAGGAACACATAATGCAAATGCACCAGAATACAGACAATCATATTTGATGTACACGCCACTCAGTGCAAGTCAAGTACCGGTTCCAGAAACATTTCAAAATTATGTACACAGTAGTTTGGCAACATCAAGAAATGCGCAGTTTCTTTCAGTAGGATTGTTTATACCGATGGTACAGTATGGACCACATAATCTGTTGCGTATGATGGGATTGGTAAAATCGTCCGACTTTGTCACCAACGCAACATATACTATTAATGTGTATAACACATCAAGTACCTATTTTGTTTCATCAAATATTGAATTTAGTGATAGTTCTATAGTAGCCGATAGAAGTTTTACGACGAATAATCGGTTAATTATGAGAAGCGAATAATATGTCAACCGGTTCTTTTTTAGACACAGGAATTGTAACAGCTTCTGTACAAGAAATGCAAATAAATCTGAATTCGCATATTACGTATATGTTAACATATCCTACAATAATAGGATACTCTGGAAGTGAGCCTCGTGCAATTACACAACTTCCTACACAATCAGTGAGCGGAATGGTTGTTCCAACGGTCGGACAAGTGTGGCCAAGAGGCTCATGGTAATGTTTTTTAGAGTAGAAACTCTATTTATAAGAAGTTTATAATATTTACCAAATACTACTTTATGAAAGAAGAAAACAATCCGTACGATTCACCCGATTACGCATTAAGTGGGTTCACTGGAGCCTTTAAGAAAGTACCACCGCCGGAAGATAAGGAGGTACTTACAAAACGTTTTGCAGACTTGGACCCAATAGAAGAGGAAAAGTCCAGTACGGAACGTGTGCGTAGATATTATAAAAGACATCCAGAAAAAGTTAGAAAATATTTACGTGATACGCAAGATGATAGAGTCCAACGGAATCGTGATCGTGCAAAAGCAGTAAAAAAACACGGAAAAGCTAAAATGAAAAACCATGACGTTCATCATCCAGATGGTCCTGGCAACGGTTGGCGTTTAGCAAAAAAAGATCATGGTCGAGATAAAAAAGACGGAAGTCCGCCGGAACCATCGACCAAGAAATCTACACCGTCAAAAAAACCCGAAAAGAAAACTACTGCGTCTACACCAAAAAAATCAACTAAAAAGTCTACACCAAAGAAACCATCGGCGGTAAAACGTCGTACACCGTCGAAGCAAGATGCCATCAAGAAAAGTATTGCTACATTTGTTCTGTATGCAATGAAACAGTTGGAAATTACTGACAGACCAACATTTGTAATTATTGAACCTACGAAAGACATGATGAGTTTGGGTCATTATAATCCAAAACTAAATAAGGTTGCAGTAGTCGTAAAAAATCGTTTATTAGCAGACATTTTACGTACGCTTGCACATGAATTGGTACATGTCAAACAAATGCAAAACGGGCAACTAACAACCCCATCAGTAGATACTGCAACGGGTTCGCCAATTGAAAATGAGGCAAATGCACTTGCAGGAGTATTGATGCGTAATTATGCAAAGATGAATAAGAACATCTTCCTTTCCGAAGGATTAATCGTGGAAGGAGGTGCTGCAGGACATTTAGCACACCCGTTTGAAGACGAAGATCTTTCCTTTGCTGACATGAAAGAAATGATTAATCGTGGATTGTTAGGTGGATTAGACCAAGAAGCACCTGTCACCGAAAAGTTAGATGGGCAAAATATTGCATTTACCGTGCGTGATGGGCAAATTGTATTTGCACGTAACAAAAGTCATGTAAAAAATCGTGGAAAGAATGCATTAGATGTGGCAGGTATTCGTCAAATGTTTTCTGGGCGTGGCGGAATTGAAAAGGCATTTACTGGTGCCGCAGAAGATTTGCAGGCAGCAGTAGAAAGAATGACCCCTGAACAAATTCAGCAAATGTTTGGAAGTGGTTCTAAGTTCATGAGTTTGGAAGTTATCCTCCCAGATACACAAAATGTCATTCCGTATGGGAAAAGTGTCTTGGTCATGCATGGAACTATCGAATATGATGAAGACGGAAATGAAATTGGTCGGTCAACAACCGATGGAAAGGAATTTGCTGATGCAGTTACTGCGGTTGGAGCAGAACAACAAAAAACATTTGGTATTAGCGGTCCAAAAACTATTGTATTCAGTGATGCCGAAACAGAGACGTATCAACAGAAAGCTGAAGACTATTCTGGTCGGTTAGATAGAGTTGCTCAAGAATTTGAATTAGATGACAAAGCTACCCTAGCAGATTATCGTCGTGCTTGGTGGGAACGTGAACTTACTCAACAAATGCAATCTAAGGGAATCGAACTATCCGAGAAGGAATTTAATGGGTTAGTAGATCGTTGGACAGACGGTAGTAAAAAATTTGGGGTGAAAGATATTGAGAACGACGAAACCAAGAAGTGGTTTAGAGAGTTTGAGAAAAATGAATTAGCACAAAAACAAAAGGCAATGATTAAGCCGATAGAAACTACTTTCTTACAAGTCGGAACTGACTCATTGCGGAGAGTTACCAACTTCTTATCATCGAATAATCCAGAGGCCAGTGCCCAGCTCAAACGGGACGTGCTGGAAGCCATTAAAGCAATCAGAGATAGTGACCAACCAGATAAGATTGCTAAGCTACAGAGGGAATTAGAACGTCTGGAGGGTATGGGAATTGATAACATCGTCCCATCGGAAGGTGTGGTATTTATTTATAACGGGAAACCCTATAAGTTTACCGGACAATTTGCTCCTATAAATCAAATTACGGGAACATTTAAGTTTGGAATGGCTCCAAAAGAATCGGAAGAACCAAAAACACCTGAACTAACTGATATAAAAGATGTGGCGTCTAAATTAGAATTTAAACCAACCACAAAACAAGCAAAACAATATGCACAAGGCAATGACATAGGAGATGCCTCAGACTTAGAAGGTATGAAACCGATGTCGTTTGCAAAAAATACCGTTGACGGATTGAAAGTTGTTACGGTGACAGCTGATGGTAAAGAAACTGAAAATGTGGCAGAAGTAGGCGACATTATTATGTCTGGACCGTCCGGCGAGCAATATGTGGTCAAGGCAGGTAAATTTGATAAATTGTATGCTGATGGACCAAACGGAACAAAAATACCTGAACAATCTCCTCGACAAGTAGCGGCATATACGGGAACTGAAGACATTACATTTACGGCTCCGTGGGGTCAATCAATGGTGATGAAGCCAGGTGATTATTTAGTGAAAGATGGTGATGGATATTATCGTGTTGCAAAACAAGAATACGAACAAACATACAATCCACCGGGTACCACGGAAACAGAACCTACGGCAGCAGAACCAACGGAACCCTCAGCAGAAACTCCACCAAAACGAACTATTGCAATCTTTACGGGTCGATTCCAACCGTTCCATGCCGGTCATTATAGTATTTATGAAGGATTGGTGGAGAAATTTGGGAAAGAGAATGTATATATAGCTTCTAGCGGTAAGACGGATGCTATTAAATCACCATTTGAGTTCAGGGACAGACAAGAAATCATGACCCGAATGTTTGATATTCCGGAAGAGATGATTGTTCAAGTTAAAAATCCATATGCACCTGTGGAAATTCTAGAAAAAGTACCTGAAGATACTACGTATGTAACCGCAGTCAGTCAAAAGGACTCGGAACGTTTAAGTGGCGGTAAATACTTTAGAAATTTTGATGATGTACCGGAAGAAGAACGTAAAGGATTTAAAGACCAAGGATATTTTATTGTTGCACCAGAAATGCAATTGTCAATTGACGGAAAAAATATCAGTGGAACACAACTTCGTGCCGTAATGGGTGACCCACAAATTACTGACCGTGCAAAACAAGAAATTTTCACAAAAGTGTATGGAAAGTTCGACCAAAAAATCTTTGATAAGATTGTAAAAACAACAACGGAATCGGAAGAAGCCAGAAAACTAACTGCTCAGCACGGTGAACCAACAAAACGTGGTAAGAAAAAACCAGATGAAAAAGCAGTAAAACGTGCCAAGTCGGTATTGCGACAACGAGTTGAAAACCCCGACACTGGTAGAAAAATTTTAGTTGCTACAGCATTAACGTATCCAAAAGAACATTCGGCTAGAAAAGCAGCAGAAGCATTGGTGCAAGCTGCAATGCAACAGAATGAGACAATGTTGATGGAAAGTAAATCTAGTTCTGAGAATTTAAAAGTCTATATATATGTGAAAGAACATACAGAAGAAGAATTGGAACATGAAATTGACGAGTATTTCAAGAACGAACGAACGTTAAAAGCATTTCCAAATCTAGCAGATTCTTCATATGAATTAATTGATATGATTAAAAAGGCACCTGCCGAAGTGTTAGATATAAACGAATTAAAAGCATTAGAAAACAGTGACGTTGGTGATATTTTAAGTGGGAAAAATAAAACGCAAATTCTAAAACAAATGATTGGTAATAAGAAGGATGTTACGGGATTGTTAACAGATATTAAAGCAAAGAAACCAATTTCCATGCCAGTTGTTATTAAACATGTAAGTGGCTATTATTTGTTGGGTGGAAATACACGATTATCGGTATTAGCATCACTGGGACATACGATGCCGGTAAAAGTACTCGGGAGAGCAGCACCATTCGATGCACCTATCTCCGTATATCCTGCTAAAAAAGATGGAAGTGCGTCAAAGAAAAAAGTAAACGCAAATACATTATTTAAATCGTTATTAAAAATGCGTATTACAAATCCAGAAACGGGTAACGAAATTAAAATTGACACGGCAATGGATTATAACAAAGAACATCCTGCACACAGAGCAGCAATGGCTGTTATTCGTCAAAGAATGCGTGGATTATCAAATAGAGCAGGTATACCAAAAAACAGACAAGACTAAGAGGTTATTATGGCAGACCATGAAGCAATTAATAATGTGCGACGAAAAATTAATGAAGTAATGAAAAAGACCGACGAACGTATTGTAGTCGGGTGGCGTCCAGGATTAAGTGAAACTCGTAATGAAGGCGATGTATGGGAAGATTTGGATGGGAAAAAGTGGACGGTTAAAAATGGTGTAAAACAAAATGTTACCAAACTAGATTTGGCAAAAACGCCATGGTTCTGTCCTCAATGTGATAAAGCTATGGGACATCGCCTTGATACCAAATTTTGGATGATGCAAGGTAAATGTATGGATTGCGTCATTAAAGAAGAAACAGAAATTCGTCTGCAAGGAAAGTGGGATGAATATGAAAAGAGTAAATTACAAAAAAATTATGTAGCATCATTACGTGACCATATTAAAGAATTACAGCATTATCATGATACGGTAACTTCTCCGTCATTTGTTCATGCCGATGAAGAACGAATCCTAATGATAGAGCAATGGAATGTGGACATTGATAAGATAAAAGAAGATCTTAAAAAGGATATTCAAGAATTAACTGCTCATCTTTTAGAATGTGAGGCGCAAATGAATGACGGAAAAAATAATTGAAGCAACTCGTAAACTATTGAAAGAATTTGTCAAGTTGTCACAACTATCTCAAATAGTGGTGGCTGTGGTGCTAACAATCTTTGCATTTAGTATGGGACAATGTGAGAGTGATTCTAAATTAAATAAATTTAGAGCAGAATTTTCGATGTTACAAGAACAGGCCGAAAAAACAAAACAATTTGCCGATTCTGCAAAAACCGAAGTGGTAAGATTGTCAAATGAATCGAAGCAAAAAGATGCTACTATCACAAAATTGTCGTTAAAAGTAGAACTTGGAAACCAAAGTCGTGAACGACTACGGGGAGAACTTAGCGTACTGGAAGATAGTCTAGAAAGTGCAATGGATACCGCACAGGTCGTTCAAATACAAGAAGGTATTATTTACAACTTAAAAGACCAATTAGAAACTGCGGAATGTACTATTACGACTCAGCGTGAAATAATTACAGCACAACAATTTAAAATTACAAAATTGGATAGTGCAATAGCATTAACAACTCAACGCGGTGATAGTTTACAAAACGTAGTTAATAACTTAATTAATATGCCAAAACCACCCCGCCAATGGATTAGTAAGAAAACTGCTGGAATTGTTGCATTCACCGCAGGTGTGATTGTTGGGGATAAATTGGCAAGGAGATAAGATGGGACAGGAGTTAAAGGAGTTAATTAAGCAGGAATATAAAAAATGTGCAATAAGTCCAGAATATTTTCTATCAAAATATTCGTTCATACAACACCCGGTACGAGGTCGGGTGTTGTTTGATTTATATCATTATCAAAAAAATTCTTTAAAAGATTTTCAACAACATGATTATAATATTGTACTGAAGGGGCGTCAGATTGGTATTTCTACGTTAGTGGCAGGATATTCTCTGTGGTTATTGTTGTTTCACCGAGATAAGAATATTCTTGTTATTGCAACTAAACAAGAAACAGCAAAGAACTTGGTCACAAAAGTAAGATTCATGCATCAAAATCTTCCCGTATGGTTGCGTGGACAATGTATAACAGATAATAAACTCTCGTTACAATTTTCAAACGGGTCACAGATTAAAGCCGTGGCAAGTAGTAAGGATGCAGGACGTTCTGAAGCATTGTCATTGTTAATTCTTGACGAAGCAGCATTCATTGATGATGCAGACATTATTTGGACAGCCGCATCAAGTACGTTATCTACAGGCGGTCAAGCAATTCTTCTCTCTACGCCAAATGGTATTGGTAATTTCTTCCACAAAATGTGGCAACAAGCGGAGAATAAGGAAAACGGATTCAATCCCATTCTCTTAGACTGGCGAGTACACCCAGAACGTGATCAAGCTTGGCGTGACCGTCAGACAGAACTCATGGGTGAAATGCAAGCATCACAGGAACACGATGCCTCATTTATCTTTTCTGGTAATACCGTGGTCCCACCAGATATTATTGAATTTTATAAAAAGACGTATGTACAAGAACCTATTTCTAAGCAAGGATTTGATGGAAATTTGTGGGTATGGGAATACCCTGTAGCAGGTAAATCTTATGTTGTTTGTGCTGACGTTGCCCGAGGCGATGGTGAAGATTATTCTACCTTCCATGTCATCGATGTAGAAAAATCTATGCAAGTTGCAGAATATAAAGGTAAGGTGGAGACAAAACAATTTGGTAATATGTTAGTGTCTATTGCCACCGAATACAACGATGCACTATTAATTCCCGATAACAGTTCTATCGGATGGAATTGCATTCAACAAATTATTGACCGTGGATATCGAAATCTCTTTTATATGTCAAGAGATTTACAATACGTTGATGTCGAACATCAAATAACAAATAGACATTATCGGGATGAACGAAACATGGTTCCAGGCTTTATGATTTCCCAACGCACTCGTCCACTCATCATTGCACGACTCAAAGAGTATATGTTAGATAATTCGTTTACGATTCGGTCTGGTCGTATGATGGCAGAATTAGAAACGTTTATTTGGAAGAACGGTCGTCCAGAGGCATTGCAAGGATATAATGACGACTTGGTATTGGCACTGTGTATTGGATTATGGGTCCGTGATACAGCACTTCGTCTACGACAGGAAGGAATCGAATTAACAAAAATGGCATTAGATAAAACGTCATACAATAGTATTCCTCTTGCAATCAAGCAAGGTGGTCTTGATCATAATCCATATGAAATGAAAATTGGTAACAATCAGAGCGAAGATATTCGTTGGCTTATAGGATAGAAACGTTTTAATATAAATTTAGTTATATTTATATAGTGATGTACTTTATATTCTCCGCGGAGACTTTTTATGAAACGTAGTGAACTGGAAGAAATTATTAAAGAAGAAATTTATAAAATAATAAATGAAATTCGATTCATGCGCGATGAATCGTTGGATGAAAAAACTGTTCCTCCGTACACTAAAGAAACGCGTAAAAATCGTCGTCGGATGTCACCTGCACAGATTGCAAAGAGAGACGAGATTGGTAAAAAGATGAAAGGTAATTCTAAAACGGTGGCACGATTTAAGAAAAACTACGGTGACGAATGGGAAGATTACCTGTGGGCCTCAGCGTCTAGTATAGCACTCGGCGGCGGATTTAAAAAGAAAGACGGTTCATCTGATGATGAATAAAATATTACATAGAATAGTTAAAAAGCTTAAACCAACGGGAGTACAACAATGATTAGAATGATGGGATTAGTAGACCTACGTGGAATCGGAGCCCCGGTTGGTTCACGTACTATCGAAGAAGACCTTACCGGCAATCAAAAAAAATTAGACGTTGATAAAGATGGGAAAATTGAAGGCGAAGATTTAGCAAAACTACGGACTAAGAAAGAAAATTTGAACGAAGAAAATCCAGACAATCCAGACGTTGTTGATGACCACGAAGGTCAGATGGCAAAAGCAGATTTGATGGCAATTAATAAGCATTCAAAAGAAATTTATAACATGTTGGGTGACGATGAAGAACTAGAGGGATGGGTTCAGTCAAAAATCACCAAGGCAGCGGAATACATGAATGCAGTATATAACAACATGAATTATGAGAAGAATAAACCAGGTTCATTGGGTGATGGGGAAGGAACACCTGCAGATGCCACCGATGGTATGATGCCAGAAGGTACGCATTTAAACCCATCCAAAGACCACAAAGATCCACACAAAGATCCACACCTAGCTCATGAAAGTATTTGTGAAGGTGCAGATTGTATGGATGAAGTTGCTCCTGAAGGATGGGAAGGTACCGTCAAAGCAATGAAGAAATATAAGAAAATTGACAATCCGTGGGCGCTTGCTTATTACATGAAGTCCAAGGGATATAAATCACATAAAAAGGACAAGTAACATGGAACCGATTGCAAAGTTTTTAGGAACATTGATGTCCAGTAGAACGCAAGCACATGTGTTTCATTTACAAACACCGTCATTTGCCGCACATAAAGCATTGAATGAATATTATGATGAGATTGTTGATTTAATTGATTCCTACGCAGAAATGGCCCAAGGTCGATATGGAATTATTCGCGGATATGTTATGTCGAATCAGATTTTTGAAGATGATTCGGTGTTAAAATATTTTGCAGGATTGCAGAAGTTTGTTGATGAAATTCGCACACAATTACCTCAAGACGGAGAACTCAACAACACCGTGGATGAAATTTCTGGTTTAATTAGTTCAACTATTTATAAATTAAAATTTTTAAAGTAATATGAAATACATTGATTTTTACGAAAATATTTGTCGATGTGATGAAGGATGCGGGTGTGAAGAAACTACCAACGAATACACGGGGGATACGTTTTCTGCGCCGCAACCTGACTTTGACACATATTCAACGTATAATAATGACCCACATAAAAAGAAAAAGTTAGAAGAATTTTCTGCTTTACTTGAAAA